CGAGAAGGAAGTTGCGCGGCGTTGCGGCATGAGCCTCGAGGAGTACGCGACCTTCCTCGCCGAAGGTCAGCCCGACCGAGTCAAGAACGCCTAAGTAGACACGCGGACCTCAATCCACACGGCCCAGTCCATCGTCCGCCCGCCGGCATCGACGACCTGAACCAGGACCGCATTTCCAGACGTCGCGGTCTGAATCTGAATGTTGGCATCGGTGCGGTTGGTCGAAATAGCGGTGCCGGCTCCGAACTGCGTGGTCACTCCTCCACTGTCGCGGAAATAGAGCGCGCTGCGGATTATATGCGCCGACGATGCTCCGCCGTGCGCCTGCGCGGTCAGAACAAACGACCAAAGCGCACCCTCTGGCATGTCCTCGCTGGTCCAAAGGACGTGAGCAATTGCGTCAGACGTAGATACCACCAGTGGTCCGAGTCGCACGACCGATCCGACAATCTTTTGCAGCTCGTTTATCGCGAGCAGCTTCTCATTGTCACCTGATTTCGCGGTGATACTGCCTCTGGATAGCGCTTTGGGCATTCCTAACCGTATGCCCTGGGCGTAATAGCAACGGTTGACTTTACATACGAGTGCATTGACAGCAGCGCCAATCAGTGGCCTGCTTAGGTTGTAGGACGTTATTCCCCTTCGGTAAGCCGATGCGGTGAGTCCAGCCCAAGTCCCCTTTCGGTGACCCGACCCGAATGCGGTGAGACAGGGAAGGAAGCTCACCGCATGGACAAGCAGACTGAGACGCCGACGGTTCCGAAGCGCAAGGACCCAAAGAAGGTTGAAGTCTACGCCCGTAGCAAGGCGTTCGAGCTCGCGGGCCGCGATCCTGGTTGTCAATACCAGTGGATGAGCAAGGACCCGAGCAACCCGAGCTACTACGGCAAGTTCACGCGACGCCACGAGATTGGCAACGCGGCTACCGGATTCGCGCAGGTCGATGCCTGGGAGTTCGTGTCGTCCACCGACGGCGTTACCAATGGTCGCCCGCGCGACGACCAGGGCAAGCCGATCGATACGGCGCTGCATAACGGCGACTTGGTTCTCATGAAGACCACCGCCGAGAATTTTGCCGCGTACGGCGAGATCGAAAAGCGCCAGGACACCCTTCAGGCGCGCGCCATCGGCAGCGACAAGGTGAAGATTCCAGGCGCGACCCACACTCATCGGGTCGCGATCAATTCCGATATCACGCCCGAAGAACTGATCCGTCAAGGAGCGTAACCAATGGCCAACATCACGTATCCCGGTTTCCAGCCGTACCGCCGAAGCGGTGGGCTGCGCATTGGTTATCGCCGTGCGCGGGTCCTCACCAACAACACTCTCGCTATCGGAACCAATGACGCGGTCGTCATTGATACCAACGGCGATACGCTGCGCGCCTCCACGGTTACCACCGCGGTCTCTAGCGTTGCGGCCGGCGCCAGCTTCGTCGACACCAACGGCGTTCGCCAGGGTGCTAAGTCGCTTCCTGCCGCGACGCTCTACACGTCGACTGGCAACACGCCTGACAACATGTCGTTCGTGTTCGTTGTCGACAACTCGCTTGAGGTCGACTACTCCGCGACGATCATCGGGACCATCGTTCGTTCCGACATGAACAACAACGCGAAGTTCATCGCTGGCGCGCCTTCGAACGGCTTCAGCACCCAAACGCTGGACGGCTCGGGCCTCGCGACGACCTCTACCTTTCCGTTCCGCCTTCACGACTTCTATGAGGCTGCGGACAACGACGTGGACATCGCGAATCCTCGCGTCATCTGCCAAATCAACGCGGGCATGTGGGAACCGGCCCTGTCTCTCAACACCGGCGTCTAAGGAGCAAGGACAATGGCCGACCTCAATACAGCACAACTCTGGGGCGCAGTCGAGCCCGTCGTTCGCAAGTACTATGGACTCGAGGCGAAGGGCAAAAAGAAGGCCGTATACAACCAAATCTTCGACGAGTCGAACGGCAAGGAAGCCGTGCGCCACTCGATGGAGTTCGGTGGACCCGGCCAGCTTCAGCTCAAGAACGAGAACAGCCCGGTGGGCAGCGTCCAGATTACGCAGGGTCCTAACAAGACCTGGACGTACGGCGTCTATGCCGGACAGATCACGATGTCGTACGAGCTCGCCCGCGACGTTCGCTATCAGGCGATCAAGACGGTGTCTGGTTCGCTCGGTCGTGCGACTCGCCTGACCCCTGAGTACCTGGCGGCGCAGTTCATCGATCGTTCCTTCAACGCGTCGTTCCCGGCGACCGCCGACGGGCAGCCGCTCTGTTCGGCAGCGCACCTCATCGTCGGCACCAATGCGGCGACTGGCACCAACGCCCTTGCGAGCGCTTCGGCGATGTCGCAGGCGAGCGCTGAGGAGATGCGGACCCAGGCCATGACTCAGGTTGGCCCCGATGGCTTGCTGACCCCGGTCATGGTCGAGAAGTGGCTTGTCCCGGCGTCTCTCGCCGTCACCGCCGAGAAGCTGTCGCGCACCAAGCAGGAAATCGGCAGCGCCAACAACACGGTCAACACGACCTACGGAACCGACTACATCGTCAATCCGTACCTGACCAGCACCACGAAGTGGTACGGCCTGACTGACCAGAACGAGGGCCTTTTCTGGGAGTGGGATCAGAAGGCGCAGTTCATGGAGGACAACTCCATCACCACGCTTCAGAAGGTCTATGTCGCGTTCATGCGCATGCGCTGGGGCTGCGATGACTGGCGCTGCATCATGGGCTCGAACGCCGTCTAAGGAGCTGAGAACATGCCTCTTACCAATTTCCCGAACGGGGTCACGAGCTTTGGCTTCCCGGTTCTTCCAGGTCCCCTCTATAACTACTGGGGCGGCGGCAAGGTCTTCTGGGTCTGTAATCGGTCCGGCGTGACTTCGGGCGACGGCTCGGCACCTGATAAGCCGTTTGCGTCGCTGTTCACTGCGACGACTGGGGCCATTGCCAAGATCGGCGGCGTGCAGGGCTCTCTCATTATCGTCCTGCCGGGTCACGTCGAGAGCATCACGGCTTCGACGAACATGTCAACGCTTGCCGGCTCGGGTGCGACGTTCCTGAACATCGTCGGCATGGGTAACGGCGCCCTCCGTCCCACTCTGAACTGGACGGCGGCTGCTTCGGCGCTGCTCTGCAATCTCCAGGGGCTCAGCATCCGTAACATGGTGTTCAACCTGAATGCGACCGCGGCGACCGTGGTTACGGCGGCCATTACTCACTCGGCGGCCGATCAGGTCATGGATACGGTTGACCTGTTGCCCAATACCAGCGCAACCCAGCTCACCACGACCGCCATTACTGTAGCGTCGGGCGCCGATAACCTGACCTACCAGGGCGTTCGAGGCTTCGGCGAGACGTTCGCCACGAACCCGACCGACTTCTTTACGACCACCGCGGCCGTCAACAAGCTGAGCATGGTCAATTGCAGGTTCCTGGTTGCCGTCAATGCCACCGGTAACGGGGCAATCAATCTCGTTAACGCGCCGACGAACGTCTACATCGAGGATTGCGTTTTCGCGAACAAGAAAGCGTCTTCCACGGTGGGCGCAATTGCTTCGGCGAGCACCACGGGGTTCGTCGACTTCGTCACCTGCGGAATCACCGCCGCCACTGGCGGAGCGACTTCGTTCGGTACCCCCGGGAACCTCTGGTTCGGTCAGACCTTCGGGACTGTTCAGGGCAAGAGCGGAATCCTGGCGACCACGACCTCGGGATAACCAAACACAGCAGGGCCGCCTGGCCTCCGGGTGGCACGGAGGGTTCATGTACAGGCGGCCGGTTGCTTTCACAGGCGGAGAGACGCTAATTGCGTGCTCCGTCTGTGGCTTCCCGTACCTGTTCCCTTCGGAGTTGGCCTATACCGACGAGAAGACCTTTCGTTGTCGCCGGACCTGCCTGGACGACGAAACCAAACTGACCCACGACCGCCGCCGCCAGGGCTACGCGAACCGTGGACCCGACCAGATTGCGCCGCTCCTGAGCGGTCCTAAACCAAGCTGGCGTAGATGACCATTGGCGCGACAACCACGTTCCAGGAGATGCGGGATCAGATTTGCACGGACGCCCTGTGCAATCTGGGCGCAGTAGCCCCCGGCAAGGATGCTGCGCAGGCACGTACGGCCGGACTTCTGGACCATGCCGCACGAGCGCTTAACCGCCTGGTCAAATCAATGGATGCTGACGGCGAACTCCTGTGGCGGGTAGAGCGCCGCACGAAGCCAGTATCGAACTTCGATCTCAGCCCAATCAACAATGATAGCCCCGGGTTTGCTTGCGCCGCCGACGTCATGTCCGTTGACGAGCCGATGCGCTACACGCCGGCAACCGATCTGACCGGCGCAACTGGGACCATCATTCAGGCCATGAGCCGAGATGACTGGATGTCTCTGCCCGACCGCGATCAAACTGGTACTCCGCTACGCTACTACTCGGAATTTAGCGTCACTACGCCAGGGGTTGCGCGCAACTCGCTGTGCATTTATTTCAACCCGATTCCGACCGACGGTGGTGACGTTATCGAATACGCGGCCTACATCCGCGCCGCTGACTTCACGTCGGGAGCCGATACGCCGGACTTCTTACAGAAGTGGACCGGGTGCCTTGTCTACGGCCTAACTGCGGAACTCGCAGCCGCATATGGGCAGATGGATAAGCTCAGCGCCTATCGACAAATGTTCCTCGAGGAGAAGATGCGATTGCTGGCGGACGATAGCGAGAAGGGTCGGACGTTTTTGGTTCCGTTTGGCTGGAACACGTACTGATATATGGCAACTACCGGCACATTGGTTGAATGGCTCGCAGCTGGCGTCTCTCAGACGTCCGGGGTCGCGCTCGCGTCGGGCAAGGTTCGTTTCTATCAGCCCGGCACGCTGACGCCACAGTCGGTCTATAGCGATTCGGCCTGCACCTCGCCGATCCCGCAGCCGGTCACGCTTTCAGCCGGCGGGACGAGCGTAGTCTACACGAACGCGTCTGTTCGCATGATCGTCAAGGACGCCATTGACACGAACACCCTGTTTGATGTCGTCGAAAACGTCCAGCGCGATGACAACACGTTCGTAACCTCGCCTAGCTTCAACAGCGGTAACGAGGTCGCTCTCTCTACTATCCTCGACGCATGGGCAACGACGGGCGGAGGCGGCGGGACCGTAAATTGGGGCTATAAACAGTCGGGCACCGCCACCGAACGTGCGCTCAAGTCGTGGATGGCCGAGGTTCACGTCTCGGTCAAGGATTTCGGCGCGGTCGGCGACGGCGCGAACAATGACACGGCGCTGATTCAGGCGGCGATTACGGCA